GTTTGTTATAGGATTTTTCTTAAAGGACAGATCAATATCCAGATATTGATTTTTTCCGAGAATGCCTACGTTATTATCTGCCGATGTATTTGAATATGCCATGGTTTCTTACGGATTTAGGTCTAATTTAGGAGCCTCAATAGTATGAGTCCCTCCAGAATTTACTTTATGCGTTCCTCCATATTTATACTCCGCAGCAGAACCTCCATGAACAGAAATTTTTCCGTCCACTATCATCTTGTAATTTCCGGTGATGTGGACTGTTTTATCTCCTTCGATTATTTCGTAATCGTCATTTTTAGACTTCTTGACTGTAGTTCCGTCTGGATGAATTTCGATGAATGTTCCCGATTTGTGATAGATGTGTATTCTTTCAGATCCTGGCGTATCATCAAATTCTACATGGTGGCCCGACTTAGTGCTAAATACATTATTGTGAGGATATTTTGCCGCATATGGGGTTATAGGCTCTCCTGCTGCAGAATCTATTGAGTCCTTCTTTGTTTGTACAATAGTCTCAGCCGTGTTGTCGCCAGTTGCTAGCCGATTGACATCCGATTCTTTGAGAATACTTCCGTTGGGTAACAGAGAATCTTTATTTTCTGTGGGGTAAAGGCCAGCCGGATCAGAAAATTTATTTTGAGTGTTCAATTTAGTTTGCGGTTTGCCGGGGACTGTACCGAAGATGATTGGATCTTCTGCAGAATCTCCGTCTCGAAAAAACCCGACAACCCACGCACCAGTAATTACTCCGGTAGGAGAGGTTCCAAGACCGCCGATGCTTGCAGACGTTATGGGCATTATAGGCGATGCCCACGGAAGTAGATCTATATCGATATCTTCGGTGTGGTAACCAAAAATTCTTACTTTAACTCTGCCAATTTTTTCTGGATCGTCGATGTCCTGAACGATTCCCTGCCACCAAATAATACCAGCGTTCATCAAACTATCCATAGCTAACTCCAGAGCCGTCTTTGACCAGTTCCACGGTCATAGTATATCCTCGTTTCTGAAAGGTATGCTTGATTGCTACAATCAGCCAATTGCCGCTATAATTCTTATCTTCTCGTGGTCCGAGCTCGCCTTCGGGCAAGCTTGCCTCGGGGAAAACTAACCTAATGACATCTCCAGAAGACACTCGACTATCTCCGAATACGTCCACCTTAATCTTGAAATTTTTAAAGATTTGTTCATTAGATTTTGATTGCAAATAAAACTTATCCTGCTGGTACGGATTTAGGTAGTTTTCTGGAAGAAGATATTCGTTCTTTGGGGAATAATTATAAGCTTTGCTCGCCTGAAGTTTATTTTCAGCAAGTTTTGGAGAATAATTATTATCCCAATAGTTATGACCAAATTGGTCATACGTTCTGCCGATCAAATCTACTGTTCTTGCTTTGGCGGCATACATACCCGAGGTTATATTGTCCAATACCGAAAACTTAGAGATTACAGTATAATTTATTATCTTCAATTCTTCTTCTGCCGGATTGCCGGTATTTGGAACGGTTTTGGTATACTCTTTTACGTAGTCAGATTCTGCCATCTCCAACAAAGGCTTAAATCTATATTCATTCGCAGTTTCGAAAAAATAGTATGGAGCCGAATAATTATTTGAAAATGATTTGTTTTTTAGCCAGTTAATTGCCCGAAACGGAGTCATGTTGGGAACTACCAAAGTCTGCGAGTCGTCGCTCGCAGTAATATTAAGTTCTTTTTCGGAACCTAATTCTTTGAATATCTTTTTGACTATGGAAGAAGAACTTTCTTTTCTATGACCAGTGCATACTCTCTTTTCGAAGTTTTCTATAAAATCTTTGGTGGTCATGTCTAGCACGTATGTTAGCGTCTCCCCGTCTCGTTCTATGTTAGTTATGTTGTAGATTACTAAATCTAATTTTATAGGATCGATCGGCGCTTCTTCCGAATCTGTAGCCATCTCGATTTCTAGCTCTACAGATTCTTGCCCGATGATAGGAATTAATGTAACAAAGTCATGAGTGTCTACGATTGTTGCCCGAACTGACAAACTTTGAGAAAAAATATTTTCATATATCGACAGATCTATAAATACTCCACCAAGATCGAGGCCGGTATCCGCAGATTGGTATACTTTAAAGCTTTTTACATTATATTGTCCGGCAAACTTCATAGGCTGATAACTCTTTCGTATTCTCTGACAAAATCATCTACAATTTCGTTTCTCAGTAATCGTATTGTGCGATTCTTTTCATTTATGCTGTTTTCATATTGAAACTTAGAATACATTTCGTATTGGCTTTGATCTAATTTTGTAACAAAGAAACTATAAGTTTCTGGACTAATTTTTGTAGAATTTATTTTGTTTATGTAGCAGTGAGGGGTGGTTTCTGCAGTAATTAAATCTCCATACTTTTTTTCCATCAGAGATGCAAATGCCGCAGAACTTAATGGCCAATCGTCATAGAAACTGGTTATTCCATTGAATACCATTATAGTCCAATGATATAGTGGAGATTTGTAATATAACTGCGAAATAATTTCGGGAGAATCCCCGTCCTTAATTATATATTCGTATGAAGAGGAAGGATCTATCTGATACTTCTCTACTACTTGTGCAACTTTAAATATATTTTTTACGACTCTATTTTTATTATTTCTGAATATATCGTAACTAACATATGGAACTTTATTAAATAAACTTTTGCCCGACATCTTTAATAACCTTTTGGTATGTCTTTTCTGGTGACTTGCTCGTTTTCAGAGAAAGTAAGAGATAATTGAATATTGGCAGGATATCCATCTTTTGTCAGAGTAAATCTGCCATTGGCTCCATATGAGACGTTACATTCTTCCAGATTTGATGGTTTGAATTTATGGAGCTCGTTTACTTTCTTACCTGTCGAATCTTTTAATATATACTGTATCTGAAATGATTGAGGAATGTCATAAAATCCTACAGAAACGATATCGGGCAACATTGCTTGCCGAAATATCTGAACAATTTCTTCTAAATTTATAGATTCCTGTTTATTTTGCGGAACAAAATTGTACTGGAACTGAAATTTTCTAAATTCTATTCCCTTAAACAGCAAATATTTTGCGGCATTTGCGGCACGATTGAATACTGCTTGGTTGATTACGTCCCCTGCGCCGCCGCCCAATAGATTTCCGCCAGTCTGTACAAGTTCGCTAAGTGCAGACTGGCCTAGATTTCCCCCTGCTCCTATATCTTTTAAATCTGCAAAACTTCCCGAAACTCCGTTTGTCATACTTGCACCCACAGTTCCCATCGTCTGTGAGTCATATTGTGCAGCAGTCGGAAGAGAAAGATTTTCTGGAATAAACAGTCGAACTGTTGCGTCAGATTCTATTCTCGTATTGGTTTTGATAATCTTCGGATCCGCAGGAGGAACTGATTTATTCTCAGAACCGACTCCTAGACCGGCTAGCCGGGTATTGAATGCCTGTCGCAATTCTTGTCTTGAAACGGATTCTTTCAGAACTTTAAATTCTATATAACTATGGAGTTCTGAGTTTGTACTGCCAAGGCCTGCGGGAAATTCTAGGCTTGTCATCGGGCGTCTTGACTTCTCTATCTCCCTATCGGCCGTGTTCTGGGATCTAATTGTCATCGTTTCGTTTGGCATGATCGGTCCGTTTTAATTTTTATAAATAGTTATTAATATCTACTATTTATATGAGGTTTTTGAATGTTTCAGAAATTTACCTACAAAGGTAGATATTTGCCGGAAAATCCGAAGAAATACGCAGGCGATTCCTCGAATATTATTTATCGTTCTAGCTGGGAACGAAGATTCATGGTATATTGCGATAAAACTCCATCAATCATTTCTTGGGCAAGCGAAGAACTTCATGTTCCTTACTTATCCCCCATTGACAAAAAGATGCATCGATACTATCCAGATTTTATTATAAAAATTAAAACGGATGCCGGCGAAAAGATTAGCATGATAGAGGTCAAGCCAAATCGAGAAACTCGCCCCCCTAGAAAAAAGAAAAATCAGAAAAGATATTTACAAGAAATTAAGACTTGGGGAGTAAATGAGGCCAAGTGGCGGGCCGCAAAAAAATATTGCGAACTTAAGGGTTGGGATTTTAAAATTATCACAGAGAAGCATCTGCTGTCGACATAAATAAACCAAACAGGAATAACATATGGCAGACTTTAGACCACTACTAAACCGACTATCTGAGCGCGGCATACGACCAAATAGCGCAGCGGCCAGAGAATGGTTCAGCAAAAAGATCCGCGAGAGCTCAGTTATCAATAGAAGAACTCTTTTGTCGGATTCTGAGCGTAAGGCCGCGACACCACAAATAGGAAAGATGTATTTCTATAATTATGATCCAAAATTCAAAGACAAATTGCCGTACTATGACGAATTTCCTCTGATCTTCGTCATAGACTATTTTTCTGGAGGATTTATGGGGATAAACTTGCATTATGTGTCTCCTAGAAATAGAATGGAAATAATGGAAAGTTTGAGCGGAATAGCAACAAATAAAAGATATGATGCTAGTACTAGACTCGCGTTATCTT